GGTGGAACCGTATATGCAGATGCTTCTTTTGTATCGCCAAAAGCAGAGATCACCAGAATAGAAGGAACAGCAGCTCACTATACTACATTTCATGGATCATTAAAAGGTACAGCCGAGAAAGCTATTACAGCAGATGTTACTAATTCACAAAACTATGCTGACCCAGACGCCGGCGGTGGAACTGGTTCAGCTGCTGGATTTTCAATTATAACCGCAACAGCTACTGATCCAGACAATAATATAATTGCTACCAAAAAACCTACTGCTGATTCTGATACATCGACAACAATGTCAATGAGCTCATATTTAACTAAAGGTAATTATGGTGTAGAACAAGTCTTGATTGACGAAGGTGATTATATAAAAAACAAAATTAACATTGGGCCAAATACTGGATTCATTACTGAAAGACCTCTTACTACAAAAGAAATAAGAGTTAAATTAAAAGATCCTGCAAATAATACTAACAGAGAATTTATTAATACGCTTTATGCAGAGAATAGAATATCTGAAGATTATAATAAAAAAATACCTACGTCAATTAATAGATCATTCGATGGTGAAATAAATTATACTCCATATGAAAATACAGGTTCAGGAACAACTAATTCTGTATTAATTAAAGGCAGTCCCCAATATCAACCTATTTTGCCAGATAAAAAATATGATCCTATGGCGTTAGACCCCAGAAAGGGAGTGTATTCAGTGAATCTAAAAACTTTATTAGGAGTAGGTATACCATTATCTACATTTTTAATAGGAACAACTCTTGGCCATTTAGCTACAATAGAAGAGCGACAAAGTCTTGCAAGACAGCTATTGTTACAAGCCGAAGTGATTAAATATAAAAAATTAAATAATCAGTTCAAAGATTATCAATTAGTGGTTGCTGAAGGAGTTTATAAAGCAACTGCCGGAGAAACATTAACTCCGGGTTCTGTTCCTTACCTTGCACAAACTGGCCGTGCTATTACATATGAAATGTATAATCAAAATAATATAAGTTCTCCAGAAGTTGTATTTGATTTTGCTACACGGCTTGCTACTAATTTGTTTGGCTACGATAAAATAATTATAGACTATGATGAAATTGACCCTAATGCGGGTCTTGAAGGTGCTACACTAAATGTTCAAGTGATAGTCGTTATGCCACAAATTGATGAGAACTATGATATAGTCGGTGCAGCTAAACCAGAACTTAAGCTCGAAACAAGATTAAATAATCAAATACTAAGTAATACTGATTTAGTTGAAGTTAATGGATTAAAATATGAAGATATAACGCTCGTTGCAGATAATGAAAGCGGTACAGTAATATATGATTATTCTAATACTAAGACACGCAATAAACCTGTTAAAGATAGATTAATAAATGCGTTAGCTGCAGCAGTCAAAGCCTCAGGTGTTGATTATGTTACAATTACGAGCGGTTTACAACCTGGTACAACTGGTCGTAGAATAGGCTCAGCTCGACATGATAGCGGTCTTGCCGCAGATTTATTTGTAACATATAAAGGTAGAAAACTTGATGCATCAAAAATACAAGATCAAGCTATTCTTGCACTCTTTGTAAAAGCTGCAGTTAAAGCTGGAATAAGAGCGGGTGGAATGTCAAAAGGTTATATGGGTAATTATACTATGCATTTAGATATGTTAGGTGCTTATGCTGGTAAGGCTGGACCTACTGGCCAAGCACCTGACGACCAGGTGGTTAGCCAAGGTAGCAGATACAACGGCAATCTCGTTACATGGTTATCAGATAGCTGGTTTGTTAATGCATTAAAAGGTTCAACTACGTAAAAACTGTTATAAATAAGATCAAAGTATAAGAGAAAACAATGGCAACTAAGTTATCAGCAGAAGATGGAAATCTAAGTGTAAGTACCTTAATCGGAACTCGTACTAGACTATACAAAGATATTGATCTTACTTTTGCTAATAAGCCGAGTGGAGAAATATTTAAAAAAGAATCTGCAGCTGCAGTAAAGCAAGCTGTTAAAAATCTTATGTTGACTAATTATTTTGAGAAACCATTTAAACCAAAGTTTGGTGCTAATCTCAGAGAAATGTTATTTGATCTTGCAGATGATGATGCTGAAGAAGATATAGAGGATCGAATTAGACATGCTATTGGCATTTTTGAACCGAGAGCTCAAGCACTTAATGTGAATGCGACGGCAACTCCGGATAGGAACTCGATACGAGTAACAGTGGAATTTAGAGTAATAAACACACAAGAGATAGTGACGGTTTCCACCGTCCTCGCGAGGTTAAGGTAACATGGCAACAACGATTAAATCCACCGCATTAGATTTTGCTAACATAAAAGCTAATCTAAAAACATTTTTACAAAACTCAACTGAGTTTGCTGACTATAATTTTGAAGCATCTGGCCTATCTAATATTCTTGATGTGCTTGCATATAATACACATGTCAATGCACTGACGGCTAACTTCGCATTGAACGAATCATTTCTTGGTACAGCTCAACTGAGATCATCAGTTGTATCTCTTGCAACTGGTATCGGTTATGTGCCAGATACAAAGACAAGCGCCAAGGCTACCGTAGGGGTCACTCTGAGCCTCTCGGGCGTAAGTGGTCGGCCGAGTACAATCGATTTACCACGTTATCATAGATTTGTTGCGACTGTTGATGATGTAGCATATACATTTCAAACAACAGATGTGCACAGTGCAGAAGATGATGGTACTGGTAGCTATGTATTTAAAACAGTAGACGGTTCTGCAGTCGTTCCGATATACGAAGGAACACGTAAATCTAAAACGTTTCTTGTTGGTGAATTTAATGAAGCAGATGTTTATATGATTCCTGACATATCACTCGATGCAGATAGTGCACTTGTGACAGTCACTGAAGGAACGACTGATACTGTCTATACAAATATTACAGCTGCTACTACGATATCAGCTACATCAACAATTTATATTTTAAAAGAAGCACCGAATGGATTCTTTCAATTGTCATTTGGCGGCAATGGAATTTTAGGATTAAGTCCTGCTGCTGGTAGTACTATTACTGTTGACTATATATCAACAAAAGGTGCAACTGCAAATACTGCGACTGGATTTACTGCAACTGATACTGTGATAGTTCTTGGAACTGCACGAACTCTTACTGTTACAACAACAGCCGCTGCAATTGCAGGTGGCGAAAAAGAAACAATTGAATCAATCAGAACAAATGCACCGTTTCAATATGCTACACAAAATAGAATGGTAACACCTGAAGATTACACTGCTATTATACTACGTAACTTTTCAACGTTGATTAACGATATATGTTCATGGGGTGGACAAGATAATCCTGAACCTAAGTTTGGTACAGTCTTCTCGGCAATTGATTTTGAAGATGATGTAACAGCAGCTGTTCAAACAGCGACTAAACTTTCAATTAAAAATCTTGTTAACCAACTTGCAGTGATATCATTTAATATTGAGTTTGCAGATCCGGTTAAAACATTTATTGAAACAGATGTATTCTATCAAATCAATACAGATTTGACTCCGCTTTCAACTAACGCGATTACAACTTCTGTTAAAACAACTATTGCTGATTACTTCACTGTAAACACTGGTAAATTTAAAAAGGCGTTTAGAAGATCAGCTCTTCTTACTCTTGTAGATGAAGTGAGTTCTGGTGTTCTTTCAAGTAGAGCTAATATACGTATGCAACAACGAATTGTTCCGACACTTAATGTATCTAGTTCATTCACACTTACTTATCCAGGTATTATTGCTGTCCCGACTGCAAAAGAAGTTCCTGCTGCTTCTGATCTTATAGTACGCAGTTCAACCTTCTTAATAGATGGGGTTGTATGTCGTATAGAAAATGAACAGGATACAAATATAGCAACTAATAAACTTCGGGTTATAGCAACTGGTTCTGGTGCAGTGATTGTAGATAATATAGGATCATTTAGTACGTCTACTGGTGTTCTTAGTATTGTTGCATTAAAGCCAACTGGATTTCTTGATGCATCAACTGAAATTAAAATATCTGTAACGCCGGCAAATCAAAGTGCTATTGTTCCAGAAAGAAATAGTATTATTAATTACGATGCAGATCTAAGTAATATAACTGCTGTAGTCACAGAAGCTGATTATTAAAAATGGTAGATAAAACACTTTCAGATATAGGTAGACGCGAGCTCGATTTCACTGGAAATCAGATAGCAGAAGCATTACCAGAATGGTTTAGAGAAGATAATCCTAAGCTTATTACATTATTTGAAAAGTACTATGAGAACTTAGATAGTGATGGCAACTTTGGTCATCAGCTACATACGATCCCTACTCTCAGAGATATAGCACAAACCGCTAAATCAAATATTACATTTATAGAAGATGAACTTTTACTTGGTCAAAACTATGTTGAGGGTATTCTAGATAATCGAACCGGTGCAGAACTTTCTAATAACTTTTATAGATCAAAAGGTACAAAGTTTGGTATCGAGCGATTCTTTAAAATGTTCTTTAATGAAGTACCAGAAGTAATATACGGTAAAGATCTTGTAATGAAAGTAGGTAATAACATTGGTCCTGAAAGTGGATTAAGAATTACTGATCCAACAATATATCAATTCTGGGGATTACTTATTAAATCAGGTCTTTCTTCACCTGATTGGTTAGAGTTATACAAACTGTTTGCACATCCAGCTGGTATGTACGTAGGCGCAGAAGTTGCAATATCAACTGCAAATGCTGATATCAGTTTTGATTTTATGCCAATCAGTATTGCAGAAGTTGCTCCAGACGCTCAGTTTGTATCGCTTGCAAGCGCTGCGCCATTTGCGTTCCAAGATCTTTCCGGTATTATTGGAGTTACGAAGAAACCATACGACTCCGATGGATCAACTCCTGGCGGCGCATATCGTGTTGACTTTGACAGAGTATTTGCTTCATCGTTCAACGATTCAGCTGGTTCTGCACTTGTTGATCTGGTTGCACCATTTGGTACAACACTTGATCACGGTTCTATTGCTAGTAGTGCCACTCTTGTACTTGATAAAGGCTTGGTCACTGCAGTTACAACTGTTGATTCTGATTACGGTGCGTTCAGCGTTAATCAATTCGGAACACTTGGTTATATCGAAAATACATACGGAGATCTATTCAATGCTGCTAGACTTAATTCTGAAACATTCGATCATGATTCAGATTCAGTGGTTGGTGGTAATAAACTCTTCTCTAATACAGATATTAGATTCGATGCCGATGAATTTAAATATTATACAGATTCCGCATAGAGCATAAAAAAAGAGTATAAATACATACAAATCGAAGGTTAGAAAATGGCAAGACAAACAATAAATACGGGCACAGCGGCAAACGACAATACCGGCGATACAATGCGTAATGCTGGTACTAAGATTAATGCCAATTTTACCGAAGTTTATAACATCCTTGGTGGAGATAGTATTACACCAACTACTAAAATGTCATTTGGTACTAGTACTATTATTGCTGAAGGCGCAACGGATAATGATTTTGAAACTACATTAGCATTTACAGATCCAACTGCTGATAGAACTATTACATTTCCGGATGAAACAGGAACTGTTCAGCTGACAGGTGGAACGCAGTCACTAACATCTGCAGTACTTACTACACCTCAAATTCAAGATACAAATTCTAGTCATCAATACATATTTGCTCCTTCTAACCTATTGGCTGACAGAACAATTACCCTTCCATTATTGACTGGTAACGATACATTTTCTTTTGATGCTCATACGGCAACTCTTACAAATAAAACTCTTACAAGCCCTGTACTTACTACACCAAAATTTGCAGATGCAGGTTTTATTGCTGATGACGCTGATAACGAACAATTAGTATTTCAAAAAACAACAAGTGCTGTTAACCACGTTGAATTAACAAACGCGGCAACTGGTAGTGGTCCTTCATTCAATGCTGTTGGTGGTGATACAAACGTTTCACTGTTTCTTGCGGCAAAGGGTACAGGTTCAGTTGTTTTAAATAGTAAAACTTCTTTAAATACTGAAACTCTTACTGGTACAACAGTTGCTGCTTCTGCAGTTATTCCATTGACAGTTCATAATGCAAGTTCTGCAGTTGCAGCATCGCTTATCAATGGTACAGTTGCTGGTCAAATTAAAAAGTTTATTAATATCGGTGCAGGTATAGTAACACTTACTCCTGCCACATATTATATTAACAGTGGAACAATTGTTTTAGCTCAACATGATACGGCTGAACTCCTATGGAGTGGCGCTGCTTGGTATGATCTAGGTCAACAAATAACTCGTAACGGAGCTACTCTTAAAATAGGTGCATCAACAAGTGGTCTTGCAACTACTATCGGACACGCAACATCTGAAGTAACAATCGGCGATAATCTTACAGTAACAGGCGATCTTACAGTAACAGGTACAACTACTACTGTATCTTCACAAACTATAGATGTACAAAATGCATTTATATTTGAAGGTGCTACTGACGATGATCATAAAACTACTTTGAGCATTGTTGACCCTACAGCAACTAGAACAAT